AGATTGATTATCTACGGTTATTGGGTAAAGGTAGTTTCCTACTTTCGAACCAATTAAAGAACCGTTTACATCAACTATATAAACTCCGAACTCAACACAACGACCGCTTGCCAATTTCCCTAAAAAAGTAGGTGTTGAATCTGACGCCCATAATTCGCCCGCGAAACTTCTTTTACCTTGACGTAAAAAAGCCATTTTACCGCTGTTCGCTTCCTCAAAAACTGTATCCGCTTTTGCAAGTTCTACGTTCTCAAAATTCGGCAAAGGGTACCAACGTAAACTCGCATCGATTTGATTAATTAAAGACGACCATACAGGAACCACAAAAGGCGCTGTTAAATCAATCTTATTAGTTACACCTGCATTCGATACCAACGGCACCAAAATTAGTTTTGACGTAACCGATTGAACCGGTACGCAATTAGGTTTTCCGGTGTTCGATAAACCTACATTACAATTACAACCTACACTCATTTTTTTTGTTTTTTAAAATTAATTAACATTTACAATTTTCTTTGTATTTTTCTAATCCAATTCTTAATTCTACGCCCGATAAATTAGCGTCTAAAATGTTTTTAAACATCCCCTCGTTTTGCTCAACTCCGAACCTGCTAAAAGTTATTAACTCGTAATCCTCAACGGTTTTGTATTGCCTCGTCCGTGTTATGGTATCTAAGAACTCCAAAACTAAACGCTCCATTGGAAAAACAACTAAATCCAAATGATCCTCGGTATAATAATTTAGCACGTTAGTTTCGTCTAAAAAAAATATTCGAACATCCGTATTAAAATCTAACGTGTTTTCACGTCCATACTTAGTAATCCGTAACGTTTGCAATAACCAAATAATTGGCGTTTTTTCTGTTACGTTTTTTCCTGAAATTGTCCACTCTCGATTTGTCGCTATTTTCGTTCCTGTAATCCAAAACGGCAAAGGCAAATTTATTAGATCCTCTAAAATTGGCGCGTTGGGTGTTATTGGTGTTACTTTAATCCACTCATCAACGACCATGTCCGTAATACGGTATTCGTCGCCTGCTGAATTTGTAACTGTTTTCCCTATACGCGCCCATTTTGTGTTACAAATATTAGTTCTTACATTAACTGAGTCGTAAACTCCGAATATAGTGTTATTCATATCCAAAACGATATCCTTAATTAATTGCGAAACTTCCTTTGTCATATCCAATAATTAAAACCTTTCGGCTGTCCGTTAAACGTGTTAAAATGACCTTTACCAACGTAAGTAATTTCGACGATTGCGTCATCATTACCGCCGGTTATATGCTCAAAATCTCCGACTTCGTAATCAACGCCACCCTCAACAACGGTTAAATTTATAATTTCGCCGTTGGTAATAGATAAAAGCGTAAACGTTCCATCATTTGCACCGCCAACAACCGTTAAAACATCGCCCACTAAATAATTAACGCCCTTGTTAACAATTACTAAACTACTAATCCCGCCCAACGTGTCATCAACTATACTAACCGTGCAACCTGAACCCGCGCCCCCTGTGGTCGTTAATCCTGTTGCCGTAACGTATCCCGTTCCCGCTGTCGTTATGCTGTTTAAATTAGCGCCCCCTATTGGGTTGCAAGTTGTTTGAACTTTACACCCTGAACCGTTTTGAATAGCTGTTGCGGTCGTAATCGTTGCCGTTGCATCGTTGTTGCCGTCTAATATTGTAACCACATCGCCCGAAATATATCCCGTTCCTGCGTTGTCAACTGAAACGCTAAGAATACCGCCCGCGCCGTCGTCTATATAATCAACTGTTAAACCCGTTCCCGAACCTCCCGAAGTTGAAACGCCGTTATTTGTAGCGTAACCTGTACCAATATTTCCAACGTTAATAACAGTAACCTCACCTGAAACGTTCACTAACGTTACTAAATCGTTGCTATATCCTGTGCCGGCATTGTAAAACGAAAAGAAAACGGCTTGATTTGTTGGCAAATTAAAATTTAAAAATATGTAGTTTCTAATTGCCCTGTAAGTCGTAATCGCTTCGTTATAACGTGCGTAAATCATGGTCTGTAAAGTATTCACAACGGAACTATTTTCGGCTTTTGGTCGAACGTTTCCGTAGGGCGTCATCTGATTGTAAAGATCCTTTGAGTACTCGAAATATATAAAACCTTTTAACATTTCTATAATGCCCGCTGAATCTAACATTTGGTACAAAGTTACATCCTCATAAAAAGGAAAAAATATTTGTTTAAAGTTCGGACTTTTAGGCTCGTTATTGGCGTCTAAATCTGAAATAAATTCAGTATATAAAACGGATCCAAATAATTGGCGTAAATATCTACCCTCATAAATATCAATGTACGACTGCAATTTAGCAACGTCATAAATTCCTGTGTGTAACTCGTATTTATTTGTAAAATCTGCGGGCGTTAAAAACATAATTATATTATTTTATTTTACCTAATCCTTTTTTCAAAAATATCCTTAACATCGCTCCGGTAACTTCCCAAATTGTACCTTTTTTCATCGTTGGCGCTTCGCCATTGCTTACAAAATGATACGTTTTATCGTCGTTAATTTCAATATCTAACGTTTTTTTGTCGGCGTCTTTTTCAAATTTAACGTCTATTTTTTTCGTGTCAACATCTACTTTTAATTTACCGTTTTCGTCTCTGTGAATTTCAATATCTACATTTTTTGTATCGATTGAAACGTCTAGAGTTTTGCGCTTACGTGGTTTCTTTTCCATTTTAGACTAATTTATCGTTTGTTAAATTATAGAGCGGCTATACAAGTTGCGAAAACTCCCTTAATAAACGCGCCTGTGTCGTTTGCTTTAACGTAGTTAACCAATCTTGCCTCGCATAGTATAGTAACCATATTTCGCTGAAAATCATCGTCAACGTATCCTACTGACATATTAACCGCCTCACGGATTTTAACGTTTGCCTTTGAGAAATCGCCAATTAAAAATGTTCCTGCTGTAATATTATTACTTTGAACGATTATTAATCCTGCGATCATCATTTCGCCCGTTGTAGGTAAAAATATCGGATACGTGTATTCGCCTGTCGTGGATTTTGTCAACTGAATAGCCGCAACGTCTGACGGATGCAAAACAACGTGCGTAGGGTAGAAATTTAAACCCTCCGATTGTGATTTTCCAACTCGTATAACATCGCTTACGTTAGGCTGTGTAATTGTACCCGCAAAGGTACCCGCCGCCCACGTTGTCGCTGTTGAAACTAGACCTACTAAATCCGTACCGCCTGCTCCGTTGATTAATGAATAATCGATTTTTTGCTCAACGTTCGCCATTAATTCAATGTTTACTTCAGAAGAAACAAACGCTAAATCGCTCATCATTTCCTTAGAAACTTTCAAAGTTGCAGCGACTTTTTTAACCTCAACTGAAACTTCCTGATATTGAACTTGTCCCTGTGCTTTTGCAACCGATTCAGCAACCCAAGCGCCTGTTGACTGTGTAGTTTGTTGAATATAAGTTACAAATTTTGACGTCGTTGTACCTACGTTTGCAATTTCTAAAATTCTTCGTGTAGGTCGTGCAATACGGTTAACTTCAGGATCCAAAACAGATAACGCAATATTTCCGGTATAGTCGCCTGTAATTGTTGTGTCCGTTTTAACGTCTAAATTAAACGTTTGACCTTTTTCGATAGTGTCCAAAATTGCCTTATGGTTATTAGTAAAACTTTTTACCATTGCTTGACCTAACGAACGGCTCGGAGCCTCTACGCTGTGAATCGCTTTTGAACTCATCGCTTCAAGTTTTCCCTCAAAACGTGCAATTGTTTTTTCCATTTCTGAATTTTTTTTGTCTAAATTTTTAAGCGAATTTACTGCGCTTTTTAATTCTTCAACCTGCTCAACTGTTGCCATCGTTTCCATAGCGTCGTCAAACAAACCGTTAATTCTTTCTAGTACTTGTTCCGGTGTTAAGTTAGCGATAATGTCCGCTTGTTCCGGTGTTAAATTTTCACTCATTTTTTTAAGTTTTTAAAATTAATATTATTTATTACTGCATTCCAATCAAATAAATTTACGTCTTTTTTCATTGGCTCGCTAATTACGGAATAATTTTTTACCATTGGCTCCGACAAAGCAAGTAAAACTAATTGACTATTTAGATATTTGATTTTCATTTCTATTTCGTACAGGCGTTCGTCCGACCCTTTGCCGTTACTCAACGCTTTAACCTGTACGTTTAATTCATTTGTTATTTTATCAATATAAGCCGTTTTATTTTGGCTTTTAATAACATCTATTACGTTCGTTTCCTCGTTGGATCCAAAAGTTACCGCCGAACCTTCAAATAATTTTACCTCGTTTATTTGGTGGTAACCGCCACCGTCTAAATTTTTATCCTCGATAAAATTAACTTTGTCTTTTATGTATTGAAACCCAATTGAATGCTCGCGAATAATTCCGTCTTCGTAATCTTTAAATGCGTCCTCTCCCATTGTTGATCGCCCTAATTGAGCAACCGCAAATAAACCTTTTACATCCTCTTCTAATCTTAAAAACTTTCCAATTGGTTGTTGCCAATCGTGGTGCCTTAAAAAAGCAATTTTACGATTTGTTATTGAATCGGGACCACGTTCTAAAATAGATTTTGTAAACGCTCCTTTTGTTATTACGTCGTTATCTGAATCTAAGTTATCGAATATAGATAAGTAAACCGCAACCTCTCGTTTTTCGCTGTTTAAATCCTTTATTTCGCTTGCCTGTTTTGTGCTGTAAATATTGTTTTTCATATTTGCGTATTATTTGGTAATATAATTTCGGGTTTTG